ATAAATCTAAGATACTTGGCATTTGATAGTAATTCTATTTACTATAAATATCCTTTAAGAAAATTTATGGTAATTACGTTATCCGTTGCCGCCATTCGGGCCGCCGTTTTTTGTATTGTCTTTATAACGTTTCATAGAGTGGTTCATATCCTTACCATCGATGAATAATTTCATTGAAGAAGTTTCACCACCAAAGAATCCTTCTTTTAACAATTTAGCCATTGTATTGTTTAACTTAACCATTGCTTCGGTATTACCAGCCATCTTTTCAATGTTCTTTGCAGTATCTTGTGCGATGTTAAACGAATTATTTGCACTTTGTGCAAGGGTTATTCTACCACCTGCGCCTGCAAATGCTGTCATTCTTATCCACGGAACATCATTCAATGCTTTTGTATTAACACTTGCCAATCTATCTAATGCGGATGCAAGGTTTATAAATGCGGCGGAAATAACATCAATTGAACTAGCAATAGATGTTGTTATTATTAATTGTTCATTTAAAGCTCTAAGACCTGATGCTAATGAATTTATACCATCTGATGCTCCTGCTCCAACACTTTCTCCAAAATTCGTAAATGCGGTTGTAAGAGCTACTGATACTGCTGCTACACTTTCTAAAACACCAAATGCGCCTATGCCCGTTGCTAAATTTGTAATCGATGTTGCTACGGCTTGTAATCGAGCCGGGTCTAAGTTTTGGAATTTTAAAAACTTTTCAACCGGGTCACCACCAAAGAAATTACCAATAGCACTCATAAATCCACCAATAGCGGATGCTCCACCAAATATCGCAACTGCTCCTGCCATTGCTGCTATACCACCAGCTACTGCTAATAATTGACCTGGGTTTAATCCACCTAATCGTGCTATACTATCGGTTATGGAATTTATTATTCCTGATATTGCATTACCTACTTTTTCAATTACTAATCCAATTCCTTCAAATATAGATGTTATTATTGGTCCAGCTGCTTCCAACGCTCTAACAAATGTATCACCTAATATTGATACTAAGCCTGTTATTAATGGTGTAAGTGCTTCAATTCCAGGTGCTGCTATTCTTAGAGCCGCAGCCAATCCCATCATCATAGCCATTACAATCAATCCAACAGGCAATCCAAATAATGCAGTTGGTGTTGCCATCATTTGTGCAAATGTAACTAATCCACTTCCCATTCCGGAAAAGAATGAACCAATTGCTTTTCCTAAGTTACCAAGTATTGTAGGCATTGTACTCGAAGCTTTTGCCAACCCATTCATTATTGTATTAAAGGTTGTCATAACTCCGGATGCTAATTTATTTGCCAATTGCATAACTACATCCACGCCTGATTTTAAAACGGCGCCTAATTCGGTAATAATACTTTTTAGTACAGTTGATACACCTTTAACCGAATCCACTAATCCTTTTGTAAATCCTCCTCCCGCTGCTCCGCCTCCGCCAGGTGCTCCGCCTCCACCGGGTGCTCCTCCGCCCGGCATTGCACCGCCCGGCATTCCACCGCCCGGCATTCCACCGGCCATTTGTGGTGCCGCTCCAGCTGGAGCTGCTCCTCCTCCACCCATTCCAGGTATCATCCCACCAATGGATTTCATAAGGCCTCCTCCACCCATCATTTTACTCAATATAGTTCCACCTAATAGCATTGCTATACCTGATACAATGTTTTCTAACAATCCAGATACAAATCCTAACTTTGTACTTTCTGTCATTTGCTTAGCGAATGCTTTACTATTAATCCAAGCATTTTGCATTTCTCCTGCTAAGTTCTCAGCTTCTTGTGCTGCTTTATTTTGGTTATCTTTTAATGTTTTATATTCATCCGAACCCAAATATGAGTCAGCTATTTTTGCTGATAATTGTGCATCCAATATAGCTGTATTAGCAGATATTGCAGCCTGTTTCATATTCATTGCACTTTCAGCAGATTGTGTTCTTGATAAGAAGTCCTGATTACCTGCGCCGGCATTTCCTTCTTTTAATCCACCAACCTGTGCTCCACTCTTTGTTGCTATTTTTTGTAGAGAACTTAAATCCATTCCACCCAATGCTTGAGAAAGTGCATCTTGTTGGAACATATCCATTGAAGCAGGGTCTAATCCTTGTGCTTTCAATGCGTCCATAGCGCCGGCTTGGTCACCACTCGCAAATTTAGCTCTAACTTCCGAAAGGTCTACGTTCTTACCTAACATAGCTGATAGTTGCATTTCTTGCTTAATACTATCCTTATAGTTCATCACCATACTCTTACCAGCCTTAGCTATATCTCCAAAACTAACACCCAATGATTGTGCATATGCCACTTGCTTTGCTAAAGCAGGACCTGATTTAATTTGATAAGATAGTGCATCTTTGGATGCATCTGCTATTTCTCTCATCAACCCACCCAATCCAATCTTCGCTTGGTCGGCCATATTTCTTAAACCTTCGGAAAGGTTCATAGCTGTTGATTCAGATACACCATCCATTCGTTGAAACATCTCATTTATTGATGCAATATTATCAACCGATGTACCCGTTCTTTCAGCCATAATAGACATATCAGCTCCAACTTTTGCCGATGGCATTCTACCAGTAGCAGCTGATGCTGCTTCCATTCCGGATGCTATTTTATCTGCACTAATTCCTGCTAATTGTAATTGAGCCGCACCATATCCAACTGAACCTATTTTGTTACCAAATAATGCGGTTTTAGCGGCTCTTTCAAATGCGGCTGCACCACTCTGCATTTGTGCACTAAATTGAATAGCTGCTTTTGCTCCGGCGAATGCTGCTTCTTGTTGTAATCGTTGAATGTCACCTTCGGCATTAACTCTCGCTTCTAATCTTTCTTGTTCTATTTGTTTTGGTATAGATTGTGCATCTACTTGAAGTTTTCCAATATTAGCTTCAGTATCAATTCTATTTTGTGCGCTTTGCTTATACTGCTCCATAGCAGTTTTAATTGGAGCACCAAAGTAATCAAATGCTGCTTTACCCAATGCCGCTCCTAATGCAAATACAGCCGCTTTAAATGCAACTGTATCTTTTATATTAGTTTTTAATAATGTATTAAGTTCACTCATAGCGGGTAGTCCGGAGAAGCTACCCATAACGTTATCTAATGCATTAAATTCTTTAGTACTGGCTGTAACACTTTTGGCAAACTTTTCAGTTTCATCAGCCATTTCATTTAAGGTATCCAATACTTGCTGACCGTTATCGCCCATTTGAGATAAAGCGGCTACTGATGCATCAAATTCAGCCCTTGCTCTTGCTATGGCTACATTGGCTTCTTCCTGTTGTTTACCAGTCATAGCCGTTCTATCTGCTACACGAGCTACACTTTGTTGGTATATTTTGTAAGCATTCGTAGCTTTTTCTGCTGCTTTAGAAAGTTTTGGGTCTGCAACACTTTCGGTTAGGGTGGCTATACTTGATAAACTCTTTTTTTGTCTTTCTAAATACTTTTCACCTTCTTTATATAAGTTATGTTGTTTACCAACTTTATCAGCTATACTACCTAATATATCTTCAGTATCGTTTAAAAATTTATTATTCTCTCTAATAGCTTTAGCGCTATCTTCTATTGCTTTTTTATTCCTTTTTTGCGAAGCTATATTTTTTTCTAATAATGCGTTTTCTTTTTCTAAAAGTTCAAGTCTTGCAAATTGAGTATCGTTTATTGAATTATCAAGAGCATATAATTGTTTCAGCTCAGCTTTATTGGCTTTGAGTTGCGACTGATTTTCCTGTAAAGTTTTTTTAGATTTAGCCAACTTACTCTAATTTAAGAAACGTCAATATTGTATTTTTTTATAAAATCATCTAAATCTGCTGTGGAATATCCTTTAGATTTCATCCATTTATATTGCCTAGCTACATTATTATCAATAGTTTTGCTTAAATCATTCCATAGTTCAGCAACTTCAGGACTGGCCTTATATAATTTATTATTAAACTCATCTTCCTTACCTTTTGCTTTTGCAATAAAAAAACTTTGCAAAAATTTGGTAAGAGCGCCTTCTTTTACTAATATTTTTTTTGACATGAATTTCCTATTATGTTTATCTATAAATATAAACAATTAATTAATTTATCTCCTTTTAACTCTACTTGATGCTTTTGATTTAGATGTAGCCTTATCCATCTCTTCTTTTTCTTTATCCTTAGCTTTGATAAGTTCTCTATAATAGAACTCTCTAAGTTTGATAGGCATATAGTAAAGGTCATGCCAATTAAATCCACCATTGGCATAGTAAACCATTTGAAAAATCTTTTGATGGAGAATAACCGAATAATTAGTCGGCAGGGTAAAAAAACCCAATCCCAAAGGGGATTCTTAGTGCCTCCGTCTCACCTGTTATTGGGGATGTATAATCAAATGTAAGGTCTAAATCAGGTGTAATTCTATTTACCTCTTTTCTTATTGCTTTTGAATCTCCGGCCAATAATCTATTTGAAACGAAATTGCTGATGTATCCAAACTCTCTATTACCATCAACTTCTACAATCATTCTTCTATATCTTGTAGTAATTTCGTTTGATGTTTTTAAAGTTTTTTGAGATGCTTCAATATCTTTATTAATTGCTATTTCATCACCGTGAGTTAACAACTTAAATTTAATAGATGTTTTCGAATTAGGAAGTACAAAACTATATTCGTTTTGTCTATTTAACAATGATTCATCTATTTCTTTTACTTTTATTGTAGTTAAATCGATATTAACTTCTGTTTCTTCCGAATCAAATGGGTCAACTATTTTAGTAATATATTCTGGCCCAAATGCTAATATACGAGATGTAATCAAAATAGCATTTTTATCACCAATTACCAAATCGTTTACATTAACTCCCGGCTCTACTACAATCGATTCTAATAATTTATCCAATTGAATACCCTTCTTAATCAAATTTGTAGATGTAAGAATATCTTCTTCCTTAGCTGTCATTAATTTAATTGTAATTTCTCCTTTAGATAGTGGAGATGATTCAGGGTAAACCAATCCTTTAGATGGTAAACTAATAACTTCTGTTGGGAAAGGAAATGATTTTGTTTGCGATTGTGCAGTTTGTTGATTTCCTAATCCTCTGGTAACTTGTTGTTCTACGTTTTGTTGTTCCATAATAATAACTAAATTGTTGTTTATATATAAGTATATATAAAATAAAAAAAAGGAGAACATTTCTGCTCTCCTTTCCAAATTATTCAAATACCATTTTAACTATATTTCCTACGTTCTAACAATTCAGCCTTAGCTCTTTCATACATCTCCCAATCAATCAAACCTATCTCACAATACTGAATATTCAAATCCATTGAACTAACTCCCAAATGAATGGCTCTACCCTCAACGAAGTTACAATACTCATTCACACTCATACCTCTTACATCTAACATTTCCATATTTTATTTATTTAAGAATTAATATTCAATCAAAGAAATTGGAACGATAAACACACCACCACTCTTTACACTTAGAGTAGCTTTAGTTCGGTTAATCTTATTAACCCACAACTCTTTACCACGCAACTTCGAGTGATTAACAGTCACTTTCATACCCACACTTAAACCCACTTTCTTTTGAAGTGATTCGATGTTACGCTTTTGTTTGATTAATTCAACAACAATCTGATTGATGTTTCTTAATTCTGCTACTGATAAATTTGATAATTCTGAAATGTTCATAACTCTATTTGTTTTATGTTTAACTCTTATTACATAGTAAAGGTAATACATTTTGCTATAAAAGTCAAGCCTTTTTTAAAATATTTTTGAAATTTATAATCATTCTAAATAAGACATAAAAAAAGAGGGTAGAAAATCTACCCCCTTTTAAAAAATTACTATTTTAAATTTTACAATTAGAGATTAGTACTCAAGAATTGCGTAATCATAGCTTAAAGTTAATTCTATCGATAATGGGTCATTTGAAGACCAGTCTAATTCACCAAAGTTTGCCGAAGAAATAAATGCTCCTTTAAGAGTCCATTGTTCTACTTTATCACCTACTGGTCCTAATAAGTAGAAAGTGATATCTTTCTTATAGAAAGCTGCGTATCCATCTCTACCTGTTAATGATTCGTGTGATTGTCTAACCCACTCCATAACTTGCTGTGCACCTGATGGTACAATTGGGTCATAAAGAGTGATGTTAACATCATCCCAAGTGGATTTACCCTTAATTTTTCTTTTAATGTTGATATGGTCTAATTCAACTACTTCCGAAGTGAAAGTTGGTCTACTAGCCGTTTTTATCATATACGATTCTATACCGTCGATTTCCATTATAAATCTGTTACCTAACTTTGGTTCAAAGTTGGTATAGAACATTTTATCAAACTCTAATACTTCTGGCATCTTTTTTTAATTTAATTTGTTTTCTTTATATAAATATCTACTTTTTAAATTATCCACCAAAACTTGCCCCAGTTGGTAAGATGTTGAAGTCAATTTGAATGAATTCAGCGGTCTTAGTTGGTTGTAAGTAAATAGCGCCTTTCATAATGTTTCTATCAACTACATCTGGTGTGTTGTTAGTTTCATCCATTACTACTCTAAATGCGTATAAACCTTGTCTTTGTTGGATTGATTCTAAATAAGGATTAACGATATTTAAGAATCTATTTCTAGTCGTTGATGTATTTTGCTCAAACACTAAATACTTAGAAGTTGAAGCGATATACTTTCTAACAGTCAATAATAATCTTCTTACATTGATTCTATCTAATGCTGAAGGTTTATCTT